CCCGGCCAGGTGCGAGGCGTGCCCTGGTTTGCCCCCGTCATCGAGACGATCAAGCAGCTCGATCGCTATTGCGAGGCGGAAGTGATGGCCTCCGTGCTCTCGGCGATGATCACGGTTTTCGTCAAGAGCGACTCGGAAGAGGGACTCACGTCGATGGGCGCGGCAGCCCAGACCAAATCGCAAAAAGCCTCGGAGGTCCAACTCGGGACGGGCGGTATCGTGGACCTCGGAATCAATGAGGATATCGCGAGCTTCGCCCCGAATCGCCCCAATCAGGCCTTCGAGCCTTTCCTGCTCGCCGTGCTGCGCCAGATCGGCGTCGCCCTCGGCCTTCCCTTCGAGGTTCTGGTCAAACATTTCACGGCATCCTATTCCGCGGCGCGCGCCGCGCTCCTCGAAGCCTGGAAGTTTTACCGCAATCGCCGGATTTTCCTGGCCGCGCATTTCTGCCAGCCCGTCTATGAATCCTGGATGGAGGAAGCAATTCTCCTGGGGCGAATCGACGCGCCGGGATATTTCGATGATCCTTCCATCCGCCGCGCTTATCTGCTCGCCGAGTGGGTGGGTGATGCGATGCCCCAGATCGATCCTGTCAAGGAAGTCGAGGCGGCAACGAAGCGGGTCGAACTCGAAATTTCGACCCTCGAAGACGAGACGATGCAATTGACGGGCAAGGATTGGAGCGACGTGCACGAGCAGCGCATCGAGGAAAAGCGCCTGCAACGGGAAGACGGGACGGCGGCAGCGCCGGCAGCCGCGGCTCCGGTCGGGGGGCAAGTGCAAACGGCCCCGCCGCCGCCTAATCCCGACCAGCAAGAGACGGGTGATCTCGAGCCGGCGCAGCAGGGCGCCTATCTCCGTGTGGAGGCGACCGCATGAACATCCTGGCAATCCTCAACTCGCCCTGGGCCATTCTGCCGGACAATTATCTCGAAATCCGCGAAATCTACCTTCGCCATAGCCGGGGCGAGAAGCCCGATATCGCGGCAATCCAGGCCCAGCTCGGACGCCCACTTCAAAACGAGCGCCTCGCTTACAGCATTGAAAATCCCGGACCCGATGGCCGCGGGACGGCCGTGATTCCGATTCAGGGCGTGATTGCCAAGCGCATGAATCTCTTCATGGAAATTTCCGGCGGCACCAGCACGCGCCTTCTGGCCTTGGATCTCCGGCAAGCCGTGGCGGATCCGAAAGTCCATTCCATTCTGCTCGTTTTCGACAGTCCGGGCGGCCAAGTGGATGGCGTGCAGGAAATCGCTCGCGAGATTCGCGCGGTTCGTGGCGTGAAGCCGATTATCGCGCTCGCCGACGGCATGGCCGCGAGTGCCGCTTATTGGATGGCCAGCGCCGCCGATGCGATTTATGCGGCGAGCGATACAACCCAGGTCGGTTCGATCGGGGTCGTCGCGCAGCACCGTGACATTACCAAAGCCGACGAAATGCAGGGGCTCAAGGTCACCCTCGTCACTTCCGGCGGCGAAAAGGGACTGCTCAATGAGCATGTTCCTCTCACCCCCGAGTCGATGTCCACCCTCAAAAAGGTGGTCGACCAGATTTGCGGAATCTTCGTCAGCGAGGTCGCGGCGAATCGCGGGACGAGCGTTCAGGATGTGCTCGATCGTATGGCGGGCGGCCGGCTGTTTATTGGCGAGGAAGCACAGAAGGCCGGTTTGATCGACGGGATTCTGAGCCGCGACCAGGTCCTGGCTCAACTCGCAGCGCGCGCCGCTCAAATCGAGCGAAGCCGGCCGGTCATCGCGGCCGCGGGAATTCGAATTCGAGAAATTCAATCTTTGATTTAGGAGGAAGTATGCCCCCAGTGGAGACATTGACCGAGGAAGCGAAAATCCAAATCAAGACCATCGAGGATATGGCCTTCAATCGCGGCAAGGCGGAAGGCGTGAAGGCCGAAGCCGAACGCCTCGCGGCGATTCACACTCCGGCCCTTGGCGCAGCCAAGGCGGAAGGCGTGAAGGCCGAACGCGAGCGCATCCAGGCGGTCGAGGCCGCGGGCGCTGGAATGCCGGCGCACGAAAAGCTCCTCCAGGAGCTCAAATACGACGGCGCGACCACCGGAGCCCAGGCTGCAGAGAAGATTCTGGCGGCGGAGAAAACCGTCCGCGAAACGCGCCTGGCGAACATCCGGGCGGAAGCCCCCAAACCCGTCCCCCATGCGGCAACCCCGCCGCCGGCCGGAAAGGAAACCGAATACAACCCGGTCGAAATCGGCGTGAAGGCGCGGCACTATCGCACGGAGATGGAGCAGAAAGGGATCAGGATCTCCGCGCGCGAGGCCACCGATCACGTCCTGGCCGAGGGCGGATTCAAGGTCGGAACCGAGGCGGCCCTCCCGCCGGCGAGAGTTTAAGCTGTAGCGCCGATCTGCGATCGGCGATGGGATCGCCCGGCGATCATAGATCGCCGCTACAACAAATCACTTGAGCGAGGTGGAGATCATGGGTGAACAACTTCTGATTCAGAACTACGTGGCCGGCGGCGCCCTGGCGGGCAACCGCTTCGTCAAGGCCGACAGCACGGAAGGCCAAGTCGTCGCCGCAGGCGACGGCGATGCCCCGTTCGGTATCACCGATCGGGTCGGATCCCCGCCCACAATCACCGAGGCGGTTGGAGCGGTCGAAGGTGATCGCGTCGATGTCGTCCAGGTCGGCGTCACCGACCTCGAGCTCGGCGGCACAGTCGCTTTCGGCGAATACATCGAGCCCGGCACCGACGGCGTTGGCGTCGCCTATTCCGGAGGCGCGCCCGGCGCCTTGGCGCTCGAAAGCGGCGAGGAGGGCGACATTATTCGGGTCCTGGTGCTGCTCGGAGCCGCGGCCGGGCTGGGCAGCTAAGCGAGAAGTCATTCCCGCGAAAGCGGGAATCCAGATCCCCGCCCGCGCGGGGATGATAGTCAACGGATTTGCAGTTTATCAACGGGCACGCCCGGCCCAATCAACCGGGCCGGGCGGCCTGAATCGAAGGAGCGCAAAATGAAAACTCCATTCTTTGTCGATCCGTACCTGACCTCCATTGCGGTGTCCTACCGCAACGGATTGATGATCGCGGATTCGGTTCTGCCCCGCGTGCCCGTGGCCAAGGAAGAATTCCGCTGGTGGAAATACGAGAAGGCGGACAAGTTCACGGTCCCGGATACCCGGGTCGGCCGCAAGTCGAAGGTCCATGAGGTCGAATTCGGCGCGACCGAAGATACCGCGAAGACCGAGGACTTCGGGCTCGACGACCCGATCCCCATGGCCGATATCAACAACGCCGCCGGGCAGCCCTATGACCCGCTCGCCCGGTCCACCGAAAACCTCGCGGACCTCATCGCACTCGACCGTGAGAAGCGCGTTGCCGCCCTGGTTTTCGCTCCGGCGACTTATGCCGGGAACACGGCGGACCTCTCCGAGGCCTGGAGCGACTACACCACCAGCGATCCTATCAAGGACATCATGGACGCCATGGACCTCATGGTGATGCGACCCAACGTCGCCGTGATGGGCCGCGCGGTGTTCAGCGCCCTCCGCCAGCATACCAAAGTCGTCGCTGCAGCTTTTCCCGTGGGCGGCAATGCGGCGGAAGGCGGCCAGGTTTCCCGCGAAGGCCTGCGCCAGCTCCTCGAGCTCGACGAGCTGCTCATCGGCGAGGGCTGGATCAATTCCGGGAAGCGCGGCAAGGCCCCCTCGATGGAACGGGTCTGGGGGCTCCACCTCGCGCTGCTCCGCCGGGATGGCCAGGCGGACCCCGGCACCGGCCGGGCCACGTTCGGCTTTACCGCGGAGTTCGGCGACCGCGTCGCGGGCCAGGAATTCGATCGCGAGATCGGACTCCGCGGCGGGATCCGCGTGCGTGTCGGCGAATCCGTGAAGGAGCTCGTCGTCGCCCCGGATTTCGGCTACCTCTTCGAGAACGCCGTCGCGGCACCGGGCACGGGGAGCTAATCGGGATCACCCCGTCACAGGCAGCCGGCCGGGGCTCTCCCTCCCCGGCCGGCCGCCACAACCTGGGGGAGTTTTGCAGACGTTTGCAGGACTCCCCCGATTTCGAGGACGCGCGCAGAGCCGGTTTCCAGCCGGCCAGCGTAGCCGCCAAGATGGCGGCGTTACGCGGAAGAAGATCGATGGCTTATTTCCAGGATGCGGAAATCGAGACGATGCTGGCGGATTGGGACAACGTCCTCACCGCGGGCGACCTTTCGGTCCCCTGCCTCCTCGACGAGCATGACGAGCTGCAGCTTGAATTCGAGGGCGCGGCCGGCCAGATCGCGCGCCAGGTTACGGCGGTCATTCGCACGACCGACCTTCCCGACCTCGCGGCGAATGCGGAAATCACGATTGATGGGATCGAATACACCGTCTGGCGGAGGCTCCTCCTGGGCGATGGAGCGCTGAGCCAGCTCTGGCTCCGCATCGATAGCGGGGGCGGTGGATCATGAGCGAATCGCGCACCGAACTCATCCTGCAGGCGATCGTCGCGGCGCTCGACGGCGAAGGCAAGCCCGAGGGCGTCACGGTGAATCGCTCGCGCCGCCAGGCGGTCAACGCCGATGAGCTCCCCATGATTTCCGTCTATCCCCTCCGGGAGGAAGTGAGGAAGCCCGCGGACAATCGGCGCTCTCCCGTCAAGGACCGGCATCTCTTCGTCGGAATCCGTTGCCGGGCCCAGGGCCTTGACGACGCGGTGGACCCGCTGCGCCAGTGGGCGGTCACCGCGCTCGAATCCGATCCCTCGCTGGGCGGCCTGGCGCTCGATACCGGGGAAGAATCCGGAGAATGGGCCGCCACGGACGCTTCCGACGCGGATTTCAGCGTCGCGGAAATCACCTTTAGCGTGCGCTATGTCACGGCGCGCGCCGATCTTACACTCGCCGCCTGACCGGCGGCCAGAGGAGGAAAGACATGCAGGTAACAATCGGAGATCGCAATTACGTGGGCGCAGGCCACGTACTCTTCAACCGGTTCGATGCGGAGGGAGAGCCGACGGGCTATCGGCACCTTCGCAACGTCGATACGCTGAATCTGGCGACGACCGTCACCAAGATCGAAAAGAAATCCGCGATGGACGGCGCCCGCCAGATCCTCAAGGAAGTCGTGACGGGAACCGAGGCGGAAGTCACTCTGGTCCTCTCGGAATACGACCGCGAGAACCTCGCCCTCGCCTTCCGCGGCGACACAGCCGCCTTCACCCAGGAGGCCGATCCGGGACTCAGCGACCAGGAAATCAACGGCGGCGAGGCTTTGAGTTTCGATGTCTGGTACGACCTCGGCAAGGAGCTACTCACCGACGTCGTGATCAATCAGGACGGATCCCCTCTCACCCTGAATACCGATTACCTCCTCGACGCCGAAGTCGGAATGGTCTGCATCCTCTCGACGGGCGAGGGAGTCGAGGCCGTGACGACCTGGGACGGCGACGCTGCGGCGATCGACTCGGTGACGGTGCGCGGACTCAACACCGGCAAGATCCTCGGCGCGCTGCGCTTCATCAGCGCCGCGAACCAGGCCGCCGGGCCGCGATTCAAGGCGGACATCCATCTCGTCGAGCTGGCCCCGGATGGCGAGCTTCCCTTCATCTCCGAGGAATTCGGGAGCTTCACCCTCAAGGGCAAGGCCCAGAAGGATGCGGCGAAACCCCTCGGCGAGGAATTTTTCACCGTGCGCGAGCTCGTCGCGGCGACGGAAGGCGGATCGTAAGGACATCTCACCGCAGAGGCACGGAGGCCGGCGCGAATGCTGTGACTCTGCGTCTCTGCGGTGAACCTTTTTAGGGGAGAATGGGATGGAAATTATCGACCTGGGCGGCCGGCGATACCGAATCCTGGAAGTCGGCACCCTCGAGCATTTGATCTGGATGGACGCGCTCATCGCGGAGTCAGGCCTCAAGAATTCCCTACTCCAACCGCTTCCCGCGACCCCCACGGGCGCCGGGGATTTTGCCGGAAAGGTTTGGGAGCGGCTCTCGAAGTCGGGGCGAATTTTCGATTTCCTCGGCGGAATGCTGGCCCCTGAGGAACTTCAAGACGAGGACTGGACCCCGGCAATCGCCCAGGACCTCGCCCGGGGATTCAAGAAACTCACCGACCCCGGCGACCACGCGCGCATCCGGTCAATCCTCATCGCTCTGGTTATAGGTTTTTTCGAGGCCGCGCTTCCCTGGCGACAGCTTTCCGCCACTGTTTCAGCAAAAGAGGGGGGCGCGGATCCGGCGACGACGATGGGCGGAAGGGATTCCTCCGGGATTTTGGCGACTGGGGCTCCATAGTGCGCGAGCTCTCCGGGCACGATCCGGGGCGCTATGCCGCAGTGCTCCGATATCCCGCCGCGGAGGCCCTGGAAGCCTTTGAGGCGCGGTTGCGGCAAGTGGCCCGCCAGGACTACCACATGGCGGTGCAAGTCTGGGCGGCGCTGGCGGCCACGGGCGCCACAAAGCGCAAGAAACCGCCGGACCCTCCGGCGATCCTTAGAGGATAAGGCCTAATGGCTGGAAGAGGCATTCTCGGCTTGTTCCTTCACGTTCTGCAGCAAGCCGAGGAACTTTTCACGCGCCTTACCTCTGTCCAGCGAAACCCGGTTGACATTGCCGAAGGCCATCGGAGTGACGAATTCCTGCCGTCCGGTCACAGTGGTTTCCTCTCCATTTGGGACGAAGATAAAGATGGCGATCAGACGCGATTTCCCAGAGTTCCCCTTCCCGAGGAAGAATCGCGCCATGAATTCGGTCCCCACGCCGTCCAAATCTTTTCCAAAGACAATCTGATGAGCTGTCTCCGATTCGATGGAGATGCCTTGCGACGCGAGCTGCTGGATGAGTTCAGCTTTAATCCGATCGATAGGCGCATGGATGACTTCGATCACCGGCCCTTTGTTCTTTGGCTTTTTCTCTTTGGCAGCCAACGGGACGGCGGTTGCAATAAGGGAGAGCGCAGCCAGCGCCATGACGAAAGCAATCTTGGCACGCATTGTAATTCACCTCTGAAAAGGACTTTAGCATGGGCGGCACCCCAGATGTAAGGGTAAG